TTTTCATGGCTTCGATTTCGAGCTTGGCAATTTCCATTGCTTTCTCCGGGTCAACATCCTCGGCAACAAGACCGAGTTCGATTAGTGGTTTGATGTCCATATTGGTTTCGTTGTATGATGCGGCGATTTTTTCCATCGCCTCGAATGCCGGTTCATTTACTAGTGAGCCGATCTCGCCATGTGTCGGCAGACCTGCTGGCGTGCCGTTGGCGAGTAGAAAGTTTGGCGAGAAGTAGGAGTAGTCCTTGCCTTCGACGGCGCTCTTGCCTGCCTGTGTCCACTCGATGTCCAAGACCAGACCGACGCCTGATTCGTATCGGAACTCCTTCGGGATGAAGGAGGCTGGACCGGCTTTGTGATCGAAGCCAGCGAATGGTCGCACGTTGCGAGATTGGCGAGCTTGCAAGTCGCTTGCGAATGCAGCTAGGATCGACTCATCGACCGTGACCTTGCGCTTGGCAGCCTTGCCATTGACGGTAGCATGAATTTCATGCTCGCCTTCAGGGAGATATACAATGCTCTCAGCCAAAGCTTCCACTTCGGTTTGAAAAGATGCACTGATGATTTCGTTCGCCATTTCGAATAGAAGATTACCACTCGAATCTGGCTTGTAATTACTTTTTATTAAGTAGTGCCTTCGACCTGTGCAATGATGCTTTGAAGCGCTCCGTTCGCGAATGCGTTGATGTATGATTGCTCCGGTGGAAGTGCGTTCCTCCATGGCTTCTGCGTGATGGATTTCTTCAGCACGAATACCGGTTTGATACCGGTGGGAGAGTTTTCATCTGCCTGCGCTAGCACGCCCTTGACGGCGAATAGCGGGGCGATTGTTCGGCTGTATGTCCGAGCTGTCAGCCCGTGTGCTTCTGGCACAATCGGAATAGTCAGGAACTTTGCACGTCGCGCGGTGATCGTCCCTCCGGTGACTTTGTGCGAGAATCCAATGGCACCTTTGCTGCGCAGTGTCACGCCTGATCCACTCGCTCCCATGATCGACCAACTTCCTGAGACTTTACGCCACCACTGCGTTTTTTTCCTACCTGGACCATGAGTCGGAAGCGATGGATTTTCCCATAGCCGCGATCCGTTCATGTTGTAGTATTTTTCGACGACTTCCAGAGCATCCTGAGCGCCGGTGAGAACCGCAACCTTGCGCACCGATGCCGATTGTAGGCGGATCATCGATGCCTTCACTGGATCGAGTCCTGTCGCTGTGATGGTGATCTTCATAATTCTCGCTCCAATGATTTGACGATTGCCGCTCCGATCTCATTTTCGAGTGACGTTTCAAGCGCTCGCTTGTCGAGCAGAAAAAACAACTGAGGAATGCGGTCGATGACTTGCTGCACCTCGATCTGAAATGCGCCTGCGGTCATGTGATGGCTCTTGTCGATCAGGTCGGCGAAGATCTGATCCACCGGCGAGAGCCATTGCCCCGCGACCTCACGCATCTGTTCATCAGTCATTCTCGATCTGCTTGAGCTTTGCGTTTGCCCACTCTCTGCCAGCGTCGCCGCCCCAGCCGTGCCATGCCTGCCAGCCTTTGCCCTTGTCGCCCCATGTCTCGCCCTTCTTGTCGATCTCATGGCGAGCGAAAAATGATACCATGCGCTTCACTGTCTCTGCTGATAGCTCGGAACGGTTGGAGATGTCCCTTGCGCGTGCGATGCCCACTGAGGTCATACCGCGCTCCGATGCTGGCTTCTGTCGGCGAATCTCAAGCGCGTCCTGCGCTGCCTTCGCCATGTCCTCGGTCGGTCTGAAATCGATGTCAGCGCGTGCCGCCTCGGTGATCTCTGGCAGCAATGGAAGCGGATCTTCGACCTCGCCAAATAGAGCCTCGCCCTCTTGCGGTTCTTCAACTCCGAGTTCGTTGTAGATCCATTTGTTCGAGACCGGCAGACCGATGTCCTTGGTCACGATCTTGATGCGCTCGGCGATTGCCTTCTCATCCTTCGGCTTTGGAATGACGATCTCAGCGTAGGGCATGTCCTCACTGGCAATGCCTGCGCCGTAATTCATACGAACGATTGATGGAATCAACTGTGTCGTGACTACCTGCCCGATCCATGTCGCGACCGCTTGCAGAATGTCGCCGCGAACTGTTGCATGCACGTCGCCAAGCGCTCGGCTTCCGCTGCTGCCCACGTCTGTGGTCAATGTCTGACCGAGCATGAGAATGTCGCATGCTTTGTCTGACTCGTTCATCAGCGCGACCTGTGGCAGCGATTCCCCGCCCTTGATGCCGTCCATGATCGAGAACTTTACCCCGGGTCCTGTGACCGCATAGCCGCTGGTGCCGATGTTCTCCAGCATTTCCTGCGCCTTCATCATTGCTTCGTCGCTGCCGTCCGTCTCAGCGTGCCTCCATGGAATGCTGTAGAGCTGCGCGTATTGCATGAACCAGCCCAGCCCGTAGATTGCACCGAGCCAGAACTTCGTGAGAGCGCGAAGGTTTGCCGAATGGATCGGATGACAACCGCCTTGCTGCCAGATGGCGATCAGGAACTTGTCAGGTGGGAAATCGATCAGTGTATCGTAGTTGACGCCGTTCGGTGCCATCATGAGCCGGTCGATCTCGTTCGATGCCGATGGATAGGCGAGGTATTTCGCTGGAACTGGAGCGTAGCACCGCGGTGAGACGATGCCGTTCTCGGTGTGCCAGATGATTTCGACCACGCTGATTCCCTTGGCGTAGGCGTCGATCAGCGCACGCATCATGCCCTTCGTATCGAGTTCCCAATGGCTCGGACGTGGTGCGTATGATTCAAGCGCTCGTTCGACTGTCTCATGGATCTGCAATGCCTGCGGTGTTGGCTCCTCGGCACCTTCGCGAATACCTGGCTTCACCTCGATCTGTAATGACGTGACGTTACCGGCGATCTCGTTGATGCACTTACGCAGACGCGACCATGAATCGACCATCATGCGAAAGAGTCGATCTTGATCCTCCAGCTTGCCGGTGCGCACGTTGCGGAGAATGCTGCGCACTTGCTCTGGCGTCACGTTTGCAAGGTCATAGTCCTGCGTGCGGTAGGAAGCTGGCAAAGGCGCTACGATGCCTTTTCTTTCGTCTGCGGTCATGGTGAGCATCGCAATAGCACGTCACAGAGCCTATGGCAAGCGTAAAATCACAGAGCGTTAAAACCTCGGACTGTTCGGCTGGCGAAAGTGTTCCGCGATGTGGTAACCGATGCCGCGCCTGTCATGGCTCCGGTGATTCGACTACCGAGCGCGATGCAAGCAAGCAATGCGTCGGCTCGGTCTGGTGACTTCATGCTTTTCGCTGCCATCTTTTCCTTGGATTCAACGCGGAGCTTGCCAGTTTCATTCCACTCGCTTTTCCGCGTGGTGATCTGAGAGAACGTTGTCGGATCGAGTTCACCGACGTGAATTCGTCCACGCTCGATCTCGCGACTGGCAACGTGCCAGACCTGCGCGATGAGGTTCGCATATTCGTCCTTCTCGCTCGCTGGTTTGCCTCCATGGAACCGATTGATGTGCCAGCCCATCTCAGCGAACTGGTCGCAGAAGCCGGTGCCGAGTCCGTCGGCGTCTCCCCATATCTGACCGGCAGTTAATCCTTCCGCTTGAAACATCTGTATGAATTCCCTCGCCGCCTGCACTGTGTCCCGCTCCTGCCATGCTCGGACGATGCGAGCGTGATTCCCGCGGCGAATTGCCAGAACGTTTTCATCCCGTCCTGCTGCGAAGTCGCAGAATGCTACGATCTCGCCGTGAGCGTTCGGCTTCGGCTGAGCGTCCAGTGCATTGCGTAGCAGATCGGGAGCGAGAACCAAGCGGTCGAAGTCCTCGGTAAACTCGGCGAGGTGCTTGGAGCGGTAGAGCGGATGTGATTCGCCATACTTGATTCGATCCAGTTCCCGCTTCTCGGCGCTGATGTGAGCGCAATCGGTCGATGGCACCCTGATCGTCTTGTAGAGCGATGAGTTCTTGTGGAAGCTGTCGTAGAACTGACCGCGCGGCGCCCCCGGTGACGACACCCAAAGTTCCATTTTCCGCGTGCATCGGTCGAACGCTTCGAAGATCGAGTCTGGCACCGTCTTGGCTTCGTCAATGATGAGGAATACTGGATCCACGTCGCCTCCGATCTTCGGGTGATGCCCTTCGGCTCTCCCCGGGTTGTCCGTCGAGAATCCGAACGCGTAGCCTCCCTCAGGCGTGCGCAATTCCTCCGACATGAACCGCCAGTGAGGGAATCGGTGCTGATAGACCTTGACCGCGCCCCAGAGCTGCTTTTCGATCTGCATCCACGAGCCGCTGGTGAAAATGCACTGACCGCGCGGGAATTCGTGCAGGAACCATAGAACGAGCGGCGCCACAAGTCGCGCAGTCTTGCCGCTGCCGTTCGCCGCGACCACGCTGGTCGGTTGTTCCATCGCGACCGACTCCATGGCTTCACATTGCCAGAGGTATGGCACGATGCCGAGAACTCGAACGCAGAATTCTGTCGGGGTCATTTTTTCGCTTTGCCTCTCGCTAGTTCGACAAGATCCTTGAGACTTCCTTCTTGCTCAGGTGAGAGTGAAACAGTCGCTTGAGCGATAGGCGCGCCGTCTGGTCCGCTGATCTCTTGGCGAACCATGTCGCCGTAACGTTTCGGGTCCCACTTGGCGAGCAGCTTGAGACGTGTCTCGACTTGTAGCTTGCGATGCCCCAGCATGTCGGCACGCTTGATCCTCGGACCGTCTGGTGTGTCGGTATGCTCGATGCCTTCCAGTGGCGTGTCGGCGATCCTCAGAGCCTCCATTGCTATCGCGTCAAAACCAAGTATTCTCGCGCTCGCGATGTCGCGTGAAAAGATTTCGTCATTGCCCATCCAATCCCGAACCGTCGAGTCTGCAATGCCAATTTCGCGACAGATGACCGTCA